GTGATGTCTCCGCATCGTATTTGTTAGTCTTCTCCTTTAAAGTGTTCCACAGTTCTTTGCGCTTTTTAGCAGCATCCGGATGGTCGCTTTCGTACAGTTTGTCAATCTCACTTCGAATTTCATCAGCCTCTTTGTCGTACTTCTGGCGAGCCTCTTCACGCTTACTGTCATACTTCTTCGAGGCTTCTTTCTTCTTTTGCTGAACCTGATAAATAGGGTCGGAAGCCTTGTCCGTCTTCTTTTCGCCTTTCTGTTCCTGGGTTTCCTCTTTAAAGGCATACTTCTTTTCACCAAATTCTTTTTGAAGTTCGTAATATTTTTCGTTGCCCTTTTGATTGACGTCCCCAGAATTTTTAAGATACCCCATCTTAGAAAGATTAGGAGAAGTCCCTCTTTTCATTCTTGCAGCATGTAAATCCCTAAAGATACGATATCTCTCAAATTTCTCTTTATCGTGAGTGATGGTAACAAGTTCTCCATCTTCATCTAATTCCTCTTTCTCCTCAGGCTTCGCTTCTGAATTCTTTTCCTCTTTCGGCTTCTCGCCTTTCAATTCAGCAACCTCATCTTTCGCCTGTTTCAAGCGTTCTTCATATCTCTCCTTCCCGTCACGCTTGATTAAGCGTTCTTCGTTGTCTTGTAAGTAAGCCAATTTCTTACGAGCCTCACGCAAATCCTCTTTATCGGCTTCAGAAGCCTGTCCAGACGCTTCTTGTTTGGGTTCTTCTGATTTTGAATCGTTGAACTCAATCTCATACTGCATGGCTTTTCGTTTATCAAGTTGTTCAAGCGAAATAGTAATGCCATCACCATTAGGGAAGTCAATTTCTGCAATTGGCTGTTTTTCTTTTCCATAAAGACGAACTTTCTTGATTTCGCCTTCAGCATCTTTATAGGAATCAATCCCATCGAAGAAATATTCCTTGAAAGTTATTTTCTTTCCAACCAATTCTTTCTTGGCTTCTTTAATGTCCATTGACGCATACTGTTTCCCCTCAGATTTTGCCTCTGGCTTGGTGGCTTCTTTCTTGGGCTCTTCCTTCTTTTCAGGTTTCTTTTCGCCTTTGGCTTGCTTAACAGCCTCTTCAGCCATAGTCTTCTTTGAAACAAGAGTGTTGATTTCTTCGGGGGGAAGTTTCAACTTGCCTTCGTTGACAGCAGCGATGACCTTATTGATAGCCTCAAGTTGCTGTTCCGGACTCATCTTATTGGGGTCAGTCTTTTCAGGCTTCTCTTCCTCTTTCTTTTCGGAACCGTACTTCTGCCCCACGCGATGTTTGCGTCTATTCTCAGAAGTATCAGCATATGTGCCTGAACGAGATTTTTCTAATCTTTCATTCAAAATTGATTTTTCTATTAGTGTCGTCATATTCCTTACAGTTAAATTTGATTACGCAAATATATTACGTTATCTTGAATAATCAAAGAGTTTCCCGAAGAAAACTCCTAAATTATTCCCAGGACTCAGGAAGAAGCGACTCTTTCCCGAGTTCTTTAGCACGCTTTTTAATCCACCGTCTCGCAGCGGCAGGGTCTTTCGCCCGACCAACACTACGAATGGCGTCTTTCAAATCCTGAGTATTACGAATAGGGAAAGAGCCATCTTTCATGGCTTCTCCCTCTTTCGCCAATTCACGTCTTTCCTTTTCCGGAAAATCGTGTTTATTCAATGATTTCTCAAGCAGCGTTTCCATTATTCAACCGGAATTTGGTTCTTGTACGGCTGACCCACACGTCCCAGACGCTGATTGTCAGGGGTATCAGCATAAACACCTGTTCCCAACGACTTCATGATGTCGCCCTCCGTTTCATCGTTCAACGATTTCAGGAACTCCAATGTAGGAGAATAAGCCTGTCCAACACGGTTCAGGCGACGATTTTCAGGGGTGTCACGATATACACCTTCCAAACCTTTCATGACAGTTCCGTCAGCAGCCGTTTCCCACTCAACCTGTTTAGGACGATAGAAACGAATGACGTCTTTACCCTCTTCGTCAGCGCATACGGCTTTCTGGAGATACATTACGTCAGCCACGAAAGCCTCTTTCTCCTCGGCTGTAAGTTCGTTGGCACGACTCTTCATGATTCCTTCCTTGCAATAGGAAGCCACCTCATCGGGTGTGAATACCTCGTATCCATTGTTACGAGCAGTTTCCTCAAACAACTGGAGGGAAACTTTCTTTCCTTTATTTTCCATACGACTTGTAAAATTTAAAATTCTTTGTGAGCAAAGTTATTCATAAAATTTTAATATGGTAGGAGTGAGTTCAACGGTATGGCTCTAAAATAAAAACGGGCAGTGAGAAGATTCACATCCTCTCATGCCCCAGATTTCTGTCAAATACTTAAAACCTAAACTTTTCTTTAATGAACAAAAAGAATCTTTTTCAAAACTTCTTAGATGTCAATCAAACAATGTAAATCAAATCAAACTTTAGACGATGTTCGATTAGGCGAACCAGACCGAACACAAATATAACGCTGTCAATGCACAAAAGTTTTTCTCATTTCCATATCTCCTAACAACATCGGCTGCGACAGCAGCCTCTCAGGGCGAAGTCCATCGGAGATGGCGAAGCCTGTAAACTCCGAACGCAGTGAGGTGTGTTTTCGACGTGAAAATGACTTCTTAAAATTTCCGTTCGGGACTCTAACTTGTATTCTATTGAAACTTCTATTGTACTCATATATTGATACACAAATTTTCGAGTCCGTGAGTCTTCCCTATTTTATGGGGAGTCTTCACCCACAAATTTTGTTTTATAAAAGGTGGTTTGAGCGCAGTATAAAAGGTGGTCTAAGGGGTTATAAAAGGTGGTTTGAGCGCAATAAAAGGTGGTTTGAGCGCGTCGACAAATTTATAAACAGGCTTTTGAGCGCAGTTAATTTACAGTCTTAATTTGAAGCCAAGCCTGTTTTTAAGGTGGTGGAAATGATTCTACCCCTTTTATAAATTTTCCCGTTATATTTGTGTAGAAATTAAACATTATATGATATGAAAAGAAATAAAGGAATTATTCAATCGAACTTGGCGACCTTTGGCGTCTATAAGTTCACATCGTGGCAAATGAACTGTTTGGTTCATCTTGTCGAACAGTTGCAACCTGCTATGTCCCGTGATGTTGACTGGCTGAACGCTGACTTGAAAGTTTTCCAGGAAACTCTCCCCCTGGATAAGAACGGTAATCTTCTCATCCCTATACAAATGAATGAGATTGATAAACACCATCACGGCTCTATCGTTCTTAACGAAATAAAGAAGATGTTCAAACAGACGATTAAATACAACTTTACCAACGAACAGGGTAAATTGGTTCGGAGGGAGTGCTATCTTATCTCTACGATGGATATTGACGAGGATGACAACATCGTACTGGGAATGCCTGTTACAAGTTTACGTTGGCTTCTGTATTATGGTAAAGGAATAGGAGGCACAATCTACGACAAGAAGTCTGTCGTATCAATGAATGGTGTCTATGCCAAACGTATTTTCATGATGTTAAGTCGTTGGAAGGACAAGCGTGTCTTCTCTATGAAGATATCCGAACTTATGAATGAACTTCAAACTCCGGAATATGCTGTTAAAGATTTTGAAAAATATGTTTTAAAGACCGCTTTCCGGGAAATGATTAACAACCTCAACTCGGTTCTTCAGTTCAAATACTCCCTTTCCTATACGGGAACAAAGGTTGGGAAAGGAAAACGAGGATTCGATACTGTCACGTTTAAAGTGTATGATAAACTTTCTGAGGCTCAAATGGAAGAGTTCCTAACAGACTCATGGAGCAACAGAATAAATGCTATCTAATATGGGCAAAGAAGAAACTTTAACGGTGCTGAATCTTCAGGCGGAATGTGACCGTCTGAATAAGAAGATTCTCTTTCTTGAGAAGGAGAACCGTGAACAGCGCAAGGAGTTGTCCGACTATGCCAAGCGAGAAGAACAACTGTTAGGAGAGATTGAAACGCTCGAATCGGAACTTCGTGAGATTACCCGAGAACAGCGTCCTAAATATACACCCACGCAACCTGTGGAATCTGTAGAGGATTTTCTTCATCCCACCAAAGAAAAAATCCGCCGTTGCAAAGCAACAGCGGATTTTTGGTGGGGTGCCCAGTGGGACTCGAACCCACGGTCTCCAGATCCACAATCTGGCGCGTTAACCGACTACGCTATGGGCACCACATAGATGCGCCCGAAGGGACTCGAACCCCCGGCCC